TATACCAGAGGTTTATTTCCTAGCCAACTGTTTACGATAGCTAGTGGTAGTGGTGCAGGTAAAAGCACTATATGTAGAGAGATGGCTTATCACTTTCTGCAACGTGACATCAAGGTAGGTTATATAGGACTAGAAGAAACAGTACAAAGAACATTACAGGGATTGGTTGGTATAGATCTTAACTGCCCTTTACATCTCAACGACAATAGATATACAGATGAAGAGATCAAAGCTGCATTTGATAAGCTGACATCTACAAGAAATTTATTTTTATATAACCACTTTGGTAGTCTCGACCCTGATGTATTACTAGAACAGATAAGGTATCTGGCAACAGTAGATAAGGTAAAGGTAGTAATACTGGATCACATATCTATAGTGATGTCTGGTCTTGAGCTAGACAATGAACGTAGGGCTATAGATGTAACTATGACAAAGCTTAGAAGCTTATGTGAATCTACAAATATAGCTTTGATAGTAGTCAGCCATCTACGCAGACCACAAGGTAGATAGGTTACTGTACGACCAGAACACAGGTCGGTTAGTTGTTTATGAAGACACCTTTGGAGATTAATTATGACACTTCTTATTGATGCTGATTGGTTGATATTCTCTAGCTGCTGTGCTTGTCAGGAAGATACAAGATGGAGTGAATGGGAGCATACATTACATAGTGATGTAAGAGACTGCCTTAACTTAATAGAGAATAGACTTGATGTTTATAGAACTATTGCAGAGAGCAAGCACGATATTGTCATGTGCTTTACTTCTTACCCTACATTTAGACATGAGATATTTCCTGACTACAAAATTAATAGGATAGGAAAGTTAAAACCTTTGGCTCTTAAAAATACAATCAATAAAGTAAAAGAAAGATATGAATGTATTACTTATCCAAACCTTGAGGGTGATGACGTACTTGGGTTACTTGCAACTAATGGTAGGTATGACAATCCTATTATTGTCTCAGTCGATAAGGATATGAGAACCATTCCTTGCAAGCTACTAGCAGCAGAAGAGATAGAA